TGGTACATTCAACCTTGACGTTGATGCTAACGGTCGTTGGTCTGTTGAGAAGTTCAAAGGCTTGATGTTCCAATTGGAGCGTGAGTCCAACGCAATCGCTAAAGCAACTCGCCGTGGTAAAGGTAACGTGCTTATCTGTTCTTCAGACGTAGCATCTGCATTGCAAATGGCTGGTGTTCTTGATTACACTCCAGCACTTGCAAACAACTTGCAAGTTGATGACTCTGGTAACACATTCGCTGGTGTATTGAATGGTCGTATCAAGGTTTACATCGATCCATATTTCGCCGCAACATCTGGTACACACTATGCAACAATCGGTTACAAAGGCACTTCAGCTTTTGACGCTGGCTTGTTCTATTGCCCATACGTTCCGTTGCAAATGGTTCGTGCAGTTGGTCAAGATTCTTTCCAACCAAAAATTGGATTCAAGACTCGTTACGGCATGGTCGCAAACCCATTCGCAACTTCAGCCGCTGACGGTACATTAGCATTCGCTAATAAGAACATCTACTATCGTAGAATTGCAATTACTAACTTGATGTAATTGATTAAACCGAGACACATCGGTATTTAAAAGAGGACCTTAGGGTCCTCTTTTTTTGTCTGCATAAATAGAAGACAAGAGGAGATAACATGGCTACCCTAATAACAACACCCGTAAATAGAAGTTTTCTTTCGAACAACAAGTTTGATTTTGTTCTTAAGAGAATTCCCAATTTCACATACTTAGTGCAGAGTGTAAATTTACCTGGACTCACATTGCAGTCTAGTTCAATTAACACGCCATTTTCTGCTGTTAGTATTCCAGGAAATCAAATTACTTTTAGTTCACTCACGCTAACATTCTTAGTTGATGAAGACATGCAATCATGGTTGGAGTTGTACAATTGGATCGCACAGCTAGGCAATCCAAAAGGATACAATAAAGTTGGAACACTCACAGGCAGACCAGGCTCTGTTACTAGCACAACATCTGATGCAACATTGTTTATAAAATCAAATGCAAACAATCCAAATTTAAGATTTGATTTTGTTGATGTGTACCCAACCGATCTCGGAGAGATGAGTTTCACAACTACCGATAATCAAGAATTTGTTACATCAACAGTAACATTCAATTATGGTTATTACGAAGCAATAAACATTTGACATTTGCCTAGGAATGTGTTATTATGATGAGTACGAATATTGACTTGAGGAATTATTATGACGTTAGATCAGATGGTGGAAGAGTGGAGACTAGATGCTACAGTTGACTCCACAGAGTTGGGTATCGCATCTTTAAAGATACCAGAATTACACAGTAAATATCTCAAAATTTATTTTGATGAAAGACGCAAACTCAAAGCACTTGAGTTTCAAAGCAAAGATTTGTCTTTGAAGAAGTATGAGTATTACAATGGAAAACTTTCACAAGAAGAACTTGACGAACTCAATTGGGAGCCTTTCGTTAAACGATTGATGAAGAATGAAGTTGATATGTACCTTGACTCTGATAAAGATATTATACAGAATAATGTTCGCATAATCAATCAAAAAGAAAAGTTAGCGTTTCTGGAAGAAGTACTTAAGAACGTCAACCAACGCAACTTTCAGATTAAGAACGCTATAGAATGGAAGAAGTTTACGCAAGGTGTACAATAAACTCTATATTTCAAAAGTAGATGAAGTCTACGCACACATCAAGTGTGAGAACTCCGATGCAATGGAGTTGAATGAATACTTTACGTTCTACGTTCCCGGTTATAAATTCATGCCCGCATTTAGAAACAAAGTGTGGGATGGAAAAATACGCCTATTCAATTCTCAGAACAGACAAATCTATTATGGTTTGATTCCATACTTAGAAAAGTTTGCTAAAGAACGTGACTACGTAATTGAATTTGACGAATCAGTAGAAACTTATGATGAATTCTCTGTAGCAGAAGCAACAGACTTCATCGATACTCTAGGTATACCATTTGAAGTTAGAGACTATCAGATTCAAGCATTCATTCATGCAGTACGCAGTAGAAGAAACTTATTAGTATCACCCACAGCATCAGGCAAGTCTCTTATCATTGTTCCCACTATCTCACTTGTCGCACAGTTATACAAAGACTTTGAAGACTATGGGTTTGAGAGTGATAAATACATACACCAGATCATGTCAGGTGCAAGCAAACAAACTGATTGCCCCATTGTCATATCTACATGGCAGTCAATTTACAAGATGCCAAAAGAATGGTTCGAAGAATTTGAATTAGTTGTTGGAGATGAAGCGCATTTGTTTAAAGCAAAGTCGTTGATATCAATTCTAACAAAACTAACAAAGTGCAAGTATAGATTTGGACTCACAGGTACACTAGATGGAACACAGACACATAGATTAGTCTTAGAAGGTTTGTTCGGTAAAGTCAAACAGATTACAACAACAAAAGAATTGATTGACTCTGGACGATTAGCTAAGTTTAGAATTAAAGCATTGGTGCTTAAGCATAACGAAGAATCATGTAAGCTAGGTAAGAATTTTAAATATCAAGATGAGATAAATTATATTATAGGTAAGCCGTCACGTAATAGATTCATTAGAAATTTGACTATGAGTTTAGAAGGTAACACTCTTCTACTATATCAGTTCGTTGACAAGCACGGCAGAATATTGTATAATATGCTTAAGGACGCAGTAGAAGAAAATAGACCTGTATTCTTTATTCATGGTGCGGTTGGCGTAGATGAAAGAGAAGAAGTTCGTAGAATTACTGAAGATGAAGAGAATGCAATTATCGTAGCATCATATGGAACATTCTCTACTGGTATCAACATTCGTAATCTACATAATGTTATTTTTGCTTCACCAAGCAAGAGTAAAATTAGAACACTACAGTCTATTGGTCGAGGATTGCGTTTGGGAGATAACAAGAAAGAAGCTATTCTGTATGACATATCGGATGACATGACTTATAAGAGTAGAAAGAATTTTACATTAGAACATTTTATCGAACGAATGAAAATTTATAACGATGAAAAGTTTGAATATAAAATTTACACGTTAAATTTAAAGGAAGAATAATGCTTTGCAAAGTACTAAAATTAACAAACGGTGATACTCTCATCGGAAATGTTGTTGAAGAAAGTAGAGGATACATTGAAGTGCATCGTCCTATGAAAGTTGTTCTTGTTCCTAGAATGTCTGAAGATCATATGTTTAGCTTGTCGATGATGAAATGGGATCCACTTACAAATTTTGATTTGCCTTCTAGAATATTTAAACAAAGTATTGTTTCCGTATCTGAAGCAACATCAGAAATTATAAGAATCTATGGCGAAGCATATCAAGAATTCGATTCGAATGAAGAAGATAAGATTGAAATTCAAGCAGACGATAGGATGTCTGAAATCAAAGAAGAGATTGATAAGAAGAGAGAGGCAATGGCTTCATCTAACAATCATATATTACATTAAGTCTTTATCAAACAGGACACTGCAATAGTAACTCATTGTCAAGTGTTTGTCAACTAACTGAGGTGAAACATGACTATTACTACCGCTACCGTAAAACCAAAACAAAAACACTACGTCAACAACGAACATTTCCTAGAAGAGATGGTTGTCTTTCGTGCCGGCGTCAAAGAAGCAGAAGCAACAAACGGAGAGCGCCCAAGAGTACCTGAGTACATTGGCGAATGCTTGTTTAAGATTGCAACGCACTTGGCACGTAAACCGAACTTTGCAAACTACACATTCAAAGAAGATATGGTATCGGATGGTATTGAAAACTGTCTGTTGTACATTGATAACTTTGACCCTGAGAAGTCTAAGAATCCATTTGCATACTTTACCCAAATTATCTACTATGCATTCTTGCGAAGAATTCAAAAAGAGAAAAAGCATCTATACATCAAGTATAAGAGCATGGACAATTTAATCATTACCTCTCTCATTGAAAACAATGGCGAAGAATACGTTTCTTCAAGTCTAAATGGTGTGATGCACGATTCGTATAGCGAAGAATTCATTAGTGACTTTATCAAAGCATTTGAAGTGAATAAAGAGAAGAAGATCGCAAGTGCAAAGCCTAGAAAGAAAAAGGCAGATACTGCTACCGCATTCGATGAATTTCTGGAGAAAGACAATGCAGACACCAATACCAGCCCAACTTGAAAACTGGCTAAAAATTGTTAACGACAAAAGATCGCCACAAAATCTCAGAGAAACTGCCGTCTTGCATTTGACTGAGATTCGTGCTATAATCGACAAGTCTTTAGGTACAACAATGAAGAAGCAAGGGCAACGAAAGTATGAGAATATGTTTACTAGGTGATA